GCGCTGCTGTTTCCCTGACGGACGTTGACTTCCGTGACATCACCATAGCCGGTGCAGCAGCGCCAGCAACAGGCACGCGCCTGGGCGATTGCAAGGGCAACAGCGGCATTACGTTCACGGCGGCGGCGAACAAGTATTGGAACCTCGCTGCTGGCGGCAACTGGTCTGCAACAGGCTGGGCAACAAGCAGCGGTGGCTCCCCTGCAGTCAACAACTTCCCTCTGGCACAAGACACCTGCTTCTTTGAAGCTACGGGGTTGAACAGTGGAGCCACCGTCACCATCAACCAAAGCTACAACATTGGCACCATCGACATGTCGGCTAGGACGACGAATACGATGACGCTGGCGACGGGCTCAACCACACCAGCGATCTACGGCAACTGGGTAAATGGTACGGGAACGACGCTGACGGGCACGGGGGCGATGACGTTTGCTGGTCGAGGAAGTCAGACGGTTACAAGCGCGGGGAAGACGTTTACGCAGGCTTTTACCATAGATACTCCCGGGGGATCGGTGACGCTGCAAGATGCTTTTTCAGTAAATCCAAACGCAATTAGCTTTTTAGAATCAGGAACATTTAACGCAAACGGATTTAATGTAACCTTTTCTGGGAGTAACGGCTGCTTCCAAAGCACATCAACAAAAACAAGAACTATCGCTATTGGTTCTGGGACGTGGGCACTGGCCGGAGCAGCTAGCAATCCTTGGGCCAATACAAACTCCACCAACCTCACCGTCACCGGCACCGGCACCATCAGCCTCACCTCTGCATCGGCCAAAACCTTCGCAGGCGGCAGCGCCTCCTACAGCGGCATCACCCTCAACCAAGGCGGCGCAGGCACGTTGACCATCACCGGCAACAACACCTTCGCCAACATCACCAACACCTACAAAGCCACTGGTGTTACCACCATCAACTTTGGCACCACAACGCAGACGGTGGGCAACTTCACCGCTGCTGGCGAAGCAGGGCGGCTTCTGACGCTGACGGGTACGTCTGCGTCTTCGCCATGCACGCTCGTCCATTCCGGTACAGGCACGGCGGCTAACGTGGACTACCTCGTCATTACAGGCGTGCGAGCGTACTGATGAGCAACTGGTACGCAGGTAATAACTCGACGAACAACGGTTCGTTCGGGTGGATATTTACATCCGGCGGGGGGACGGCGTACACCATCAACGCAGAGTCTGGCGCGTATGTCATTACGGGCCAAGCGGCCACTTTGTTTGTAGACGCCGTGCTTAATGCTGCTGCCGGCGCATACGCCGTCAGTGGGCAAGCCGCAACACTGTCTGCAAATCGGCAAGCCAACGCAGATGCCGGCTTGTATTTAATTTCTGGGCAAACTGCAGAGTTTGCTACAGAACGTTTACTTTCGGCAGATTACGGCACCTACAGTCTGTCAGGCAATGCGGCAACGCTCGAGCTTAACCGCTTTTTTAACGCCGATAATGGCTCTTATGCAATCACTGGGCAAGACGCAAATTTTGCAAAAACAGCGTTGCTTTTTGCCAATGCTGGCGCCTACATCATCAATGGCCAGACTGCCACGTTGTCTATCATTCGTACCTACCCGTTGCCCGAGGATGTAAGGGACGGTGTACAGTACGGACCTGGGGGCATCTACGTTGGGACGATGTCGCCTGAGACCAGGGTACCACTGCGGTCTTTTACTGGGAGAAGTTGAATGTCCATGAACCTCAAAGCCGTAACTACCAGATTGGGTTACCAGCAAATCACCAGCCTAAGCGCCGTCAAAGGGCTGACAGTGCCAGTCACCGACTTGAATGGTCTTGCGTGCAAGCCCACAATTGCGCTGATCGTAGCGGAGTCAACAGCCGTTCGTTGGCGTGACGATGACGTAGACCCAACGGCCTCTGTAGGCATGCCGTTGGCTACTGGCGTAACGTTGCAATACGACGGAGACTTGACCAAAATCAAGTTTATTGAACAGTCCGCGTCGTCCAAGTTGAACGTCACGTACTACGCTTGAGGGGTGGAACATGAATGTTTTTAATGACTCTGGGCAAATTGACTCAGAAAAATTTTTGGACTACGCGGCTCGGCAGCTGTCTTCGGACGTCGCCAACCTAATCAAGGTCCGCGACGAAATGGCCTTGCGCCAAGGCGCCCTGACGGCAGTTCAAGATGCTGCCAAGCTCAGGTCTGATGCGCAGGTTGAGCTTGCTTCAGCCAAAGACGCAGCTAGCGCCATGAAGGCAGAGGCGCAGCGACAACTGCATGATGCGAAGCTGCTGAAGGAAGAGTTGGCGGCCAATTTGCAGGCTTACGACAAGCAAGCCGAAACGTTCAACCGCGACTCTACGGCCAAGTGGGCTGAACTTGCGGCGCGAGAAAAAGTTGTTGCCATGAAAGAGGCTGACCTTGTCTCAAAAGAGGAAGACTTGCGTTTTGCCGCTGACAAGCTGCGGGCAGAGCGCGAGCAATTGAATGTCAAGATCAAGTCGTTCCAAGACAAGGTTGCATCTCTTGGAATTTAATGCGGTACACTGCTGACGTACCGGCCCGCTGACCGGGGATTCTTCGGAATCACATGGACGATACCCAACCTCTCGTAACGGACGCCCAGCCTGCATCGGCTGACACTTCCGTGACGGCACCCGACGCGACGGCGGCGTCGGACTCTGCTGCGCAAGAACAGCCGGCCAAGTCTTTCTCGCAAGAGGAAGTTGATGCGCTGATCGCAAAACGGCTTGCGAAAGAGCAGCGCAAGTGGGAACGAAAGATTCAGCAACCGGCAACGCCGCCGGCACCTGCGGCAAGGGAAGTCCCGCCTGCTGATCAGTTTGAGTCCGTCGAAGCCTACGCGCAAGCGCTGGCGGAAAAACGGGCTGCAGAACTGGTTCAGCAGCGTGAAGTCCAGCAGCAGCAGGCGCAGGTTTTGGCCTCGCACGGTGAGCGTGAAGAAGCCGCTCGGGATCGTTACGACGACTACGAAGACGTCGTGTACAACCCCAAGCTACCCATCACGCCCATCATGGCGCAGACCATCCAGGCGTCCGACGCAGGCCCGGATGTGGCCTACTACTTGGGTTCCAACCCCAAGGAAGCTGAGCGTATCGCCCGCTTGCCGGCAATTCTGCAGGCAAAGGAAATCGGCAAGATCGAGTCGAAACTCGCCTCGTCTCCGCCGGTCAAGAAATCCACCGCAGCACCACAGCCGATCTCTCCGGTGACGGCACGGTCCACGGCAACGTCGCTTGACACGACGGATCCGCGGTCTGTAAAACAGATGTCGCCGAGTGAATGGATTGCCGCCGAAAGGCAACGGCAGGTCCGGCAGTGGGAAGCCCGAAACCGCTGAACTGAAGAAAGGAAATCGTCATGGCTCAAAGTCTTTTGACCATCGACATGATCACGTTGAAAGCCCTCGAAATCCTCGAGAACAACCTGGTCATCACCCGCAACATCAACCGCCAGTACGACAGCTCGTTCGCCGTCGAAGGCGCCAAGATCGGCGACACGCTGCGTATCCGCCTGCCGGATCGCGCACTGGTCACCAACGGCGCCGCGCTGGGCGTCCAAGAGGTCAACGAGCAGTACACCACGCTGACCGTCGCCTCGCAGAAGCACATCGGCGTGAATTTCACGTCTGCCGAAATGGCTCTGTCGTTGGACGACTTCGCTGACCGTATCCTCAAGCCGCGCGTGTCGCAGCTTGCGGCCAGCATTGACGCCGACGTCGCCAACTCGTTCCAGAGCATCTTCCAGTCGGTCGGCACCCCCGGCACGACGCCTGCTACCAGCCTGGTGCTGCTGCAGGGCCAGCAGAAGCTCAACGAGTCGGCCGCGCTGATGTCGCCGCGCTACGCGACGGTGAACCCCGCCGCCAACGCCGGCCTAGTGGAAGGCATGAAGGGCCTGTTCAACCCGACCTCGACCATCTCCCGCCAGTTCAAGAACGGCATGATGGGCGAGGGTGTGCTGGGCTACGACGAGATCAACATGTCGCAGTCCATCAAGCAGCACACCACGGGCACGCGCACCGGCGCCCATACCGTGACGACGACCGTCTCTAGCCAAGGGGCCACGACGATCGCCATCACCGGCACCGGCACGCAGACCATCAAGAAGGGCGACGTCTTCACCATCGCTGACTGCTTCGCAGTGAACCCGCAGACCCGCGAGTCCACTGGTTCCCTGCAGCAGTTCGTGGCGACGGCGGATGCCACCGCGGTGGCTGGCGCGTACACCGTCAGCGTGAGCCCGGCGATCTACACGTCGGGTCAGGCGCTTGCAACGGTGGACTCGTTCCCGGTGTCCGGCAAGACGGTCACGTTCCTCGGCTCTGCCTCCACGCAGTACCCGCAGAACCTGATCTACCACAAGGACGCCATCACGTTCGCCACGGCGGACC